AAGCCCTTCAAGCCCTACTTCGATCTCTGGATGGAGGAGCGGGAGCGGCTGGGGATCAAGAGCGAGTGGCTGTTCCCTGACGGGGATGACCCTACTCAGCCACTGCCCATCTCCACGCTGAACAGCTGGGCGGAAACGTTCTCCAATATTCTGGGTGTCCCCATGTACTGGCACGCCATGCGGCACTTCTTCACCACCTACCTTGCCAAGGCCAATCTGCCCGACTCCGCCATCAAGACTATCATCGGCTGGGAGAGCTTGGAGATGGTGGAGATCTACAAGGATATTGACGGTGAGGAAGAAATCGGGAAGTTCTTCAAAGACGGAGAAATCGTTGGGGCGGAACAGAGTAATCTGTCGGATTTGTAAGGAGGCCAATATGTATGCGGTAGAAATCTGGGGATATTTTCAAGCGAAGGGGTTGACCGTTTATGGCATCGCTGGCTTGATGGGCAACCTCTATGCCGAGAGCGGGCTGAACCCACGAAATCTTCAAAATACCTATGAGAAGTCTCTGCACTTTACCGATGCGTCCTATACCGCTGCAGTGGATAACGGCACCTACACCAACTTTGTATATGACAAGGCGGGCTATGGGCTGGCGCAGTGGACGTACTGGTCGCGGAAACAGGCACTTCTGGCGTTTGCAAAAGCGGCTGGTAAGTCTATCGGTGATCTGCATATGCAGCTGGATTTCCTCTGGAAGGAGCTGACGGAGAGCTATCCTGGTGTGCTGGCCGTGTTGAGGTCTGCTACCTCTGTGCTGGAGGCGTCCAATGCTGTGTTGCTTAATTTCGAGAAACCGGCAAGTAAGGACACCATCGAAACTCAAACGAGGCGGGCGGGTTATGGTCAGATGTACTATGACCAGTTTGTTACCCAGCAAGAGGAGTTATCCCTGGTAGAGTTTAAGGAGCTTTATCGGGCCATGAGAAGTGAGCTACAAGACAATGATGCGGGCGAGTGGAGTGCCGAAGCGCGGCAGTGGGCAGTCGGCCATGGATTGGTTGCCGGTAGTGGAACCGAAATCAATGGTCAGCCCAACTATATGTGGCAGGATCTCCTAACAAGGGAGCAGCTTGTCACGATGCTTTATCGCTTTGCAGAAATGATGAGGTGAGAACTATGGTCAATCTAAAAGACATTGTTGCACGTGGCGGTTATCTGGTGGATGGTGCCACTGGTGAGAAGGTCATCTTTTATGAGTGTGACCCCGCGAAAAACACGGTTTGCGATAAGCAAATCTGTCGAGCTGACGGTGCAGAAAATGATGGTGGGTTGGGGCTGTGCTCCAAAACACTTGATCCACGCTTCCGTAAAGACGGAGGCAGGGCATGGTATGCCGTCCAGAAAACTCCTGATGAGGGGGAGCCGTACTGGGGCAGAGAGTATATCGAGGTGAAGTGAGATGATGACGGTTCAAGAGTGTATTCAGTATGTGGAGAGCCATCTGGAGATCCGTACTGCCACTGAGAACGGTGCGTATACCTGTGGCCGTACCATTGTCCCTAACGGAGCAGTAAACCACTCTGTTGGCTGTGCCCAGCCCAACCCCGATGTCTTCTTTAAGAATATGAACAAGGGCAGTGCCGGCTGGGGTGTGAATGCAATCATCGGTGGGTTCCATCAGGGCGAGGGAAAGATCATTCTTTGCCTGCGCTTTGACAAAAACACCAAGAGATGCAGTCGTAACTGGGGTGTTGGATCTGGGAAGAAGGGCAGCTGGAACAACACCCGTATCCAGTGGGAGATCTGTGAACCTGCGGGACACACCTATGCCGGAGGCACCATGATTGGATACGATGTGGCAAAGAACCAGCCCTTCTTCGACCGGATGTGGAAGATGGTCGTGGCGTGGAATGTGTATTGCGCCAAGATCTTTGGATACGACCCATGTATGATCGGCGATCATGCTGAGAGCTATAAAGCGGGCATGGGAGGAAATCACGGAGATGTTGCCCATTGGTGGCCCAAACATGGCAAAACCATGGATGATCTGCGGGCGGAGGTAAAAGCAATTTTGAATGCAGAAACGGAGGATGATGACATGGATGTGAAGCGTTTCAAAGAACTGTACAATGAGATGCGTAAGGAGCTGCAGGACAATGACGCCGGTACGTGGAGCGCTCAGGCGCGGGAGTGGGCTATCTCCACTGGCCTTGTGGTTGGTGGTGACAAGTTGCCCGATGGTTCACCCAACTATATGTGGGCTGACAGCATGACCCGTGAACAGCTGGTGACTGTTCTCTTCCGCTTCGCCAAAATGCTGGGCAAGGCATAAGAGGTGACAGTATGGTTGTTTTCGGTGGAGGCGGGAAAAGGCTGGCAAAGCCCAAAACAGCCAAAAAGGACTTTTCCAAACGGCTGATTTCGGACATTAGATGGCTGCTATGGGTGGTGACTCTTGGAGGCATCATCCTGGCAGCTTATTGTGTTCGTAAAGGGTATACCGGCTCCCTACCATGGCTGAGTGCTATGGTGGGGCTTCCTTGGACTGCTCATGGTGTCGTGTGTTCATTCTATCTCAATATGGCGAAGTCAGATCATAGCGAGGGTGGTATCACTTTTGAGTCTGCCAAGGCAAGTAATTTTGAGATGGATACCGGCAGTGATGAAAGCCCGATGATTTGATAAGGAGAAAGAACATGATTCGACTTTTTATTTCCCAGCCCATGCGGGGGAGATCCGATGAAGAGATTGCCGCAGAGCGGGAGTATGCGAAACTCGCCGCCGAAAGGATTTTGAAAGAGGAAGTTGAGGTGATCGACAGCTTCTTTCAGGGCGGCGATATGAAGCCTTTGGAGTATCTGGGCGAAAGCCTGAAACTCTTGGCTGGTGCTGACTGGGTATGGTTTTGTGATGGATGGGATGAAGCTCGTGGGTGCAAGGTTGAGAATACCTGTGCCCGCGAGTATGGTATCGGCATCCTTCACGCATAAAGCACATCAATCGAGAAAAAGGAGGAGGGATAGACATGGAGTTTTTGCGTAAACTGAGCAGCCGCAAACTATGGGCTGCGGTGGCTGGAGTGGTTACTGGCCTTGCTATGGTATTCGGCCTGGACGAGGGTATCATCACCAGCGTTTCCGGTGCTGTGGTCGCCTTGACCTCTGTTGTGACCTACATCGTCACTGAGGGGCGGATTGACAAGGAGGCTGTGGGCAATGCGGCGGAGAAGGTACAGGATGCAATCGACGAGGTGACTGGCAATGACGCTTAAAGAGATCTTCATGGGCGGCGGTGCCTTGGTCGCTATCTTGACACTGGTGCAGGTCAGCCCTATCAAAATTGACCCGTGGTCAGCCATCGGAAAGGTGCTTTGCGCAATCGGACGGGCGATTGGAAAGGCACTCAATGGTGCAGTGATTGAGAAGCTGGACAAGATGGAGGCAGCACAGGTGGAGACACGGATGCGGCTTGATGAGCACATTCGTGTTGACGATGAGCGCAATGCTGATTTGCACCGTGCGTACATTCTGCGCTTTAACATGGAACTGCGGAGAGGGATGCAGCACACGGACGAGGACTTCAACGAGATCCTTTACAATATCAAATGTTATGAGCAGTATTGTAAGAATCATCCGGAGTATGAAAACAACAGGGCAGTACACGCTATCAGGCATATCGAAAACGTGTATGATGATCGTATGGAAGAGAACGATCCTGAGTGAGGCGTAACGCCGTCTGCCCATGCGCTACAGCATGGTATCAAAGTAGGGAGCTGGTCTTTATGGCCTGTTCCCTATTTTTGTGATGATTTGAAGAAATTTTGTGTTGACGAAGCATGGCATTTCGGATATACTGCAAATAGGATGAGACAGGCGAATTTGCGGCTAAATTTCCCTGTTGACAAAACGGGGGATTAGGCATATAATAAGAGTGAAGGTACTTGTATCTTCGTTTAGCAATAATCCCAGGTGTTCCACCGCCGTAAGTGTGGGGTTTTAATCCAAGGTTCCGTTACCGAGAATACGGGCTTTAATTCAAGGTGTTCCACTACCGTGAGTGTGGGCTTTAATAGAAGGGGCGGTTTGTCCGCCCCTTCTTTTTTAGAGAGAAAGGATACTATGCTAAAGTTTTACGACATTGATCCGGCATACGCAAATTATCTTCGGCAGTTCGATCAGCGCATCCCCAATATAAGCTATGGGACAAATAACAAATTTGTTTGTGGGATTGTGCTGTCGGTTTCTGGATATAACTATTTTGCGCCTATTTCTTCCAATACCGCGAGGCAACAAACTAATATTTTGATAACAGATGATACGGGGAGAGTTCTATCATCAATCAAATTTTCTTTCATGTTTCCTGCACCCACTACCGTAATTACACCTAAAAATTTCAGAGCTATTCGTGCCGTAGATTCTGCGTATGCAGATTTGCTTGAAAAAGAGTATGAGTTTTGCAAGAAGAATGAACAAGCCATTCGAGATAAGGCTATGAAAGTCTATCGAATAGGGTGTAATCCTGGACACGTATTACATAGGAACTGTTGTGATTTCCACTTGCTTGAAGAAAAACAGGATGAATGGATAGCGGCGCAAAATGTTGTAGCGGGAAAAAATCAAGAGACACAAGCGGAATAAACAAATGCAGATGAAGATCTGTTGGAATATGAGTTCTTATATCGGGGAACTGGTCTTTATGGCCGGTTCCCTATTTTTTTGCATTTATGGCACTTTGAAAAGCGCACAAAAAAGTTATGTATTTTTCAAAATATCATGTCAAAAAGAGTGTTGGCGGCTCTTCCTGTTTTGTGTCATGTTGTAGGAAACGGCAAACCGTTTCTTACAAGGTGAAACATCAATATCTCCACTGAATATCAACGGTCTGGTCAGTGACAGCTACCTTTTGAATAAGCTCGTCCACAACTACTCTCCGGTCATCATAGTCAAGCTCCTCCCAGCGGTCGAGGCGTTCAGCCAGCTCGATCATGTCATGTCTTGGTGTTGACATAGTAGCAGAAAGTTCAATTAACTGCTGTCGGTAGGTTTTGCTCTGAGCATCCAATTCACTGACACGTTTATTGATGTACTCCATCAAAACGCTATTAGCACTGGATACCTTGTCCATGAGACTGTTGATCTCGGCGGCAATCTGTTCCAGCTTGATATTCAGTTCGTGAACAAGCGGGTTCTGTTGCCGACCTACTGGCTGAGATGTGACATCGTATTCCTTGACGTGTTCCTTCATACGCTGTAACACATTCTCTTCAACAGCGTTGGCGAACAATCTACCAGCTCCCACACAGCCGTGTGAACCTATCCTATGAACACAGCGTAGATACCGAACCCTACCCTTGTTGCCTCTGCGGACAACCAGGGCGTGCCCACAATTCCCACACTTGATTTTTCCTGCCAGCCAAGTGTTGTGTGCTTTTATGGGCTTGGAGATTGACTTGTTGTTGAGGCACTTTACCCTGGCCGCGATCCACACGTCGGACGGGACGATCCCCTCATGCGGAGCAAGAACCAAGTGCTGCCCATTCAGCACACGAGCTTTATTGCCGGCACTCTTGTCCTCGTAGAGGTAACAGCCGTTCGTCCCAATGAAGTCCTCTGGGCTGTTGTGGATTTCTGTTCCTTGGTTTTTGAAGAAGCGGTACAGCTCCAGATCGGCCTGTACATAGATAGGGTTCTTAATGGTGTCTCCCAGCTGAGTCCGTCCCCATGAGCCGTCTTTAGAGACGGGGTTCCTAATCCCATTAGCTTCCATATAGCGAACGATGTCACCATAGGAAGTCTGTGGTTGGGCATACATAGAGTAGATCAGCTTGATGATCTCTGCTGGCTCAGGGTCAACAACATAGCGGGAGGTTTTCTTGCCGTCGAGCATATACGGCTCCAGCTTAAACCCCATGGGAATTGGCCCACCCATGTAAAATCCCTTCCGGCTTCGGCT